ACCCATAAGCGAATGAGCTTCGATTCATTTGCAAAGTTTGAAGACATGTTATATACACTGTCTAAGAAACCATTGCCCGACAAGCAATCAGCAATGTTAATGACACCTGCTATCTATTTACCTGACACGACCAGAGCAAATGATAACGTTGTATCGTGGGCTGGTTGGGCNGCGGTAGATGTTGATGTTGATGCTGAACAGATTTTAAAGGAGTTAACTAAAGAGTATTATTATGTATGTTATTCGACGGCATCGTCTACTAAAGAGAAACCTAAGTTTAGATTGGTATTCCCCTTAAGTAATGATGTTCCAGCTGATAAGATCAAACACTTTTGGTATGCTCTCAATAAAGAATTAAATGATATTGGTGATCCCCAAACAAAGGATCTATCGCGCATGTACTACATACCCGCTACGTACGCAGGCGCAGACAACTTCATCTTTACAAATAAAGGTGATGTAATGAACCCTAATGCTATTATGCTAAAGCATGATTATGTAGAGAAGACCGGTGGCAGCTTCATAGATAAGTTACCACCTGCGATCAGGGAACAAATGTTAGCACATCGTAGGAGCGTACTAACAAACACAGACATACACTGGACAAGTTATCATGATTGCCCATTTGTAAATAAAAAACTGGTAAATGAATATAGACTTATCAGTGAAACTGGATGGTATTCTAAGATGTATGGCATTATGCTAAACATTGCCGGGAATGCACTTCGCAAAAAATATCCAATAACGGCGTTGGAGATAACAACACTATGTAAGGAGATCGACAATGAGACAGGACAATGGTACAAAAATCGAGCATTTGTCAAAGAAGCTGAACGGGCTATTGAGTATGCCACAGCAGACAGTCCCGCTAGAGTTTATTCATTTTAGAAATAGAGAATGGGCAAAGGGAACATATAAGAAGAAACTGGGAATGGATTCACTATTCCTTGAATGGTTATTACTTAAGCATGACCAGATTGAAGATGCTACAAGCTTAGGTCAAGGCTGGGAAAGTGATGGGATATTAGATGGATTTAAATTAGATTTTAAAGAAATTCAAAATCAGCATAGAACCTTTGGCATTCATACAAAAGAGAAATTCGATCAATACAAAGGCAATTATGATAATGAATTGCTAGACCTCGTAGTGTTTTACTCAACACGCCGTAATTATAAAAATCCTAGATTATTAAAGGCTGGTGATAACGTTAAATTTTATTACCGAGGTCTTATTGATGTACAGGATATGCTTAATGAATCTAAGCNTAGTCANTACCCTAGGGGTTATAAATTCATTTCTTTAAACAATCAANTAATCACTAAATAGCTATGTACTTTTACTGAGAACTATGGTATAATAGATATATAAAGGAGAAAAATGAAATTAGATAATGGTAAACCAAACATAGCACTTATCCCGCCAGAAGTGTTATTACAAATGGCTGAAGTCTTTGGCTTTGGCGCAGAGAAATACGGTATGAACGATTGGCGGAAAGATTATGGTGAATGGTCAAGAACATATTCATCTATTCAACGACACCTCAATGCATTTTGGATGGGAGAAGATCTTGATCCTGAATCAGGCAAACCCCACTTAACACATGCATTAACACAAATAGCAATACTATTAATGTATTACCATGAACATAAAGATATGGATGACAGATATAAAGGAGAAGAAAAATAATGTTTGTAGTACAAAATATAAAGTTTCCAACAGTCTATACACATGTAGACAGCACACAAAAGATTGCTATTTATCATAATAATAAAGATGGCAAATACACCACCCGGTTTTATGTTNACAATTATCAACCTAAAGATAAGCGATATCCNCAACGAAGCTTCGGNAAGTCTTTCAAAACAATGGGTGAATCTTTAGATTTTGGTGAAAAGATATGTAGTCACTTATCTAAATTTGACGCGAATGATGAACGTGCACTTAAACGAATTTATGAGGAAACAAAATGAAGAAAATGAACGTAAGTGATATAAGAGAACATTTCAAACAGGCCTTAGCTAAAGAGGAATTCACCATTGATAAGACTGGAGCTAAGACTATTGAATTAATCGGAGCTTCTTTTATTGCTGATGAGAATGCTATCTTCGGCAAACCAGTTGATGGTTATATTGCTAAAGAGATTGAATGGTATGAGAGTATGTCAACTAATATCAATGACATTTATGGTGACGAACGTGATGCTCCTGCAGCTTGGAAATATGCTGCGGATAAGCATGGCAATATCAATTCAAACTATGGTAAGTTAATATTCTCTAAAGAATATCATAACCAATATTTTAATGTTAGAAATGAATTAGTTAACAACCCTGATGGACGAAGAGCTGAAATGGTTTACAATCGCCCATCGGTTTGGACCGAATTTGATAAAGGTGGTATGTCAGACTTCATCTGTACTAATGCAGTTACATATTATATCAGAAACAAGCAAATCCACTGTGTTGTTCAAATGAGATCTAATGATGTAGTCTTTGGATATAAGAATGATTACGCTTGGCAAAAGTATGTATTAGACTCTTTAGTTAAATACATTAACTTACATGAAGATCATCCGGACGAGTTATCAACTGGTGATATCCATTGGCAAGTACAGAATCTCCACGTATATGAAAAACACTTTAGCTTGGTAGAATAACATGAGTAAAATATTTAATATAGGAGTTATATAATGAAAGTTGCTTTTATCTTTGGAAAGGGCATCGAAGGATGCGGCGTTACTAAAGGCGCAAACATATTTGAATCTTGGTTAGTGTCACAAGGACATGAAACCATTGTAGTTGATTTTGACAACAAACAAAAATTTGGTCGTGCTAAAGATACTGAATGGAAAAGTACTATCCATCGTGTTGAATCTAATCACGATCTTAAAGATGCACAGCCAGTACTTGATGAAGTAAATACTTGCGATATTGCAATTATACATTCATTCCCAACACGTAAAAATGGAAAGTATATCGATCGTTTCCGTGAATTTGTTGAAGGCATTGGAGATCCAATCATTGTAATGCACGACCATGCTATTACAAAGAACACTATTAACAGACAAACACAAGCCGCTGAGTTGTTTTCTCTAGCAGACATTGGTGTTACACAATCATTTGAAGGTTACTCTAACGAGGGTTATCTACACACTGATCCAGGCCTTGAAGGTCGACTAATGGAGAATCCAATATGGGTTCGCACTGGTGAATACGACAAACATCGTGCATCCCTTGAAGATCGTAAAAAGCACTTTATGTATATGGGTCGTATGTCAACACTTAAAGATCCGGGTATGATTTGTCGTATTGAACCACATTTAAATAATGACTGGGATTTAACTTTGATGGGTTGTGAACGTTCTATCTCATCTATTGGAAATCCAAACTCTAAAACTCTTGCCACTGATCCAGCACCTTACCATAAATCATATCAACCAAAGATTAAATTTATTGGCACAAATTCTGCAGGCGAACACTATGAACCAGCTAAAGAAAAAGAAAAGACTGGTACCACGATTACAGCATATGATAGTTACAAATATGATTTTGGAATGAATCAACTTGGTAGTTCTATGGCAGCTTGGTGTGGATATCGTCTAGGTAATCCAAAAGAGTATGGCCATCGTATGGAATATACTGTAATTGAATCATTCCTTTTATCTCTTCCTGTTATTAGTAAGCACTTTGCTGAAAACGCAGTATCACCTGAAGGTAAAAAGTGGGGTGAATACTATGGTCCACTAATATCTGAAGCAACATGTGAAGAAGAGTTAGCAGCAGAATTAAATAGAATCTATGATAACAAAGAAGAATGGATTACTCGTACAAAAGCTTGCCAAGAATTAGTTTATAACTTTAATGATATTGAAGTGCTTGGTCCTAAGTTCTTAGATTTTGTGTTGACAAAAGGAAAAAGACGTGATAATATAGACTTTATGGATAGGATTTCAAGTTATTTTCCAAGTGCAAAACAACGACGTGAAGCTGGTGAGATTATTGTATCAACACCAAGCAGTGTATTAAATGAAAAAGCATACACACTTGTAGATGGCAGACAAAATGAAATCAAAGAACCTAAAGAAACAGGTCCTACACTTGAGGGATTTTTTTAATGTATCATAAACGTATTGTAGTAGATTTTGACGACACCTTAGCTTTCCATCAAAACCGTAAATTTGATCAAGCTTTACCAAACAAGCCTCTTATTACGAAGCTAAACAAGCTGCATGCTGATGGTTGGCAAATTGATATTTTTACAGCTCGTGGTTCTATATCATGTAAAAATCGTGAAGATGCTCGTGATAAGTATGAAACAAACATGCTTAAATGGTTGAATAAGCACAAAGTAAAGTTTAATATGCTCTCATTTGATAAACCATTAGCAACTTATTATATCGATGATAAAGGTATTATGCCTGAAGATTTTATTGAAGTTGATATTCGTGAACTTGAAGGTGGATTATCTGGTGGTGAAATATATACCGATGGTAAAGTAGTCCATAAGCAAGATAGTAATGCTCATGAAACACGGCTTTGGTTTGAAAGAGCTGAAAAGATTGGTATTAAAACACCTGCTATTCATCGTGTTGTTGGTGAAACAATTACTATGGATTATATTGATCACGATGAAAACTTCTTTAAAGAAAACTTTTGGATGGCTTTAGCTACAGTTCAAACACAGTTAGATAAAATGAAGAAATTAAAGCCTGTTGATAATAGATCTTATGTAACGTTTAGTAGTTATATTGATCGTATTGAAGAACATGCACAAAATTCTGGCCAGAAAAAACTGATGGACGTAGCAGCAAGTTTAAAGGGTTATAAAATAAAGCGTAGTTATTCGCATGGTGATTTTGGCATTAAAAACATGTTATTCAATAATTGTGATATGCATTTAATGCATTTAATTGATCCAATTTATGGCGTGTTTGGTTCTACTGAATTAGATGCTGCAAAGTTTTGCGCGAGCCTGCTTATTAACGAGTACCCGAACAAACTATTTAGTCGATCTTTAAATTATTTGGCTATGGCAAATGATATAAATAGAAGTATGCTGGTATCGTTGGTAGCAGCCGAAGTGACTAGGGTGTACAAATATCACCCTAACAAAGATTTTATTATGGAGTGTATTGATAATGTTTACAAACAAAGCTGAGATAGCAAGAAAAGTTGGTAAGTCTGTTGAAGAAGTAAGAATTGGTTTTACCTGTTCTACTTTTGATTTATTACATGCTGGTCATATTGTAATGCTACAAGAAGCTAAAGAGCTTTGTGATTATCTCATTTGCGGGTTATTAACCGATCCTACGGTTGACCGTCCTGATTCAAAAAATAAACCAATCCAAACTCCGTTTGAACGATATGTTCAATTGGCGGGTTGTCGTTTTGTTGATGAAGTCATTCCATTCAGTACAGAACAAGAAATCGTTGATATGATTTTAACTATTCAACCACACATTAGAATCGTTGGCGAAGAATATAAAGGCACAGATCATACTGGTGTTGGCTTATGTTCTATTCACTATAACAAACGTAAGCACTCGTTTTCATCTACAGATTTAAGGAATCGTGTAGTAGAAGCAAGTGCAGGAGAAAATAAATGACTTATACATACGCATCCATCGTACCCTTAATTGGTGGTGAAACTCTCGCAATGCAAAGCGTTTTTGGTAAACGACCAGAGTATATTTTATCTTATGATGTGTTTGCTGGTAACGATAAACACTTATTAGAATATTATAATTATGAAGTACCGTATCATGTTTTAGACAAAGATGATATGTCAAAGGTTAACCTTGAACAGGTGGACGTAGTTAATACTGTATGTCCTTGTGCTGGGTTAAGTTCGTTGAGTGTTTCTGCTAGTGCTGACTCATCTGTTAATGATTGGATGATTAATACTACTAAACATGTATTAGAGAATATGCAACCAAAGGTTTTTTGGGGTGAGAATGCTCCACGTCTTGCAACTAAAATGGGTTCACCGGTTGTCGAGAAGATACGTAAGATTGGAAAGGAGTATGGTTATACCTTTTCGATATACAAAACAAAGAGTCTATTGCATGGCTTAAGTCAGGTAAGAGATAGAACTTTCTACTTCTTTTGGAAAGGTGATGAAATACCGTTGTTTGATTATTATAATAGACCTAATCAAAACATGTGTGAAATGATTAGATCAGTACCAAGCGATCCGGCTGACCCAATGAATGTGCTTACATCTAACAAAGTGCCTTCACAAGATGATCATTACTATAAATTTATTCTTGAAGAGATTTGTGGTGGTATTACCCATAAAGAATTTGTGGCCAGTCTTGAGCCAGGTCGAAGTGTTAATCCCCAATTGTATATAGAGAAACACAGTGATTATACTAAAGTTGCTGATTGGTTAATAAAGAATGGTAATCCAAAGGCTGCAGATAAAGCATTGAGAAATGCAGAGAAAATTGCTGGTGGTGGTAACCTTATGAGACGTACCAGTGAAATCCCATCTGATTATACAGGTGCTTTCGTTGGACATCTTCCTATGCGCGTAACACACCCTGATGAAGATCGATACTTAACATATCGTGAAGCTATGGAGTTTATGAAGTTGCCTAGAGACTTTAATATCATTAGCCCTAAGAAGAATCTTAATCATATCTGTCAGAATGTACCTCTCACGACAGCAGCTGATATGGCAACTAATATTAAACGGTATTTAGAAGGGACATGTGAAATGATTAGAGATGATTATCTTATTCAAGACAATAAATCTAAGAAGCTAGTTATGACAAATAGGTCAAGTTCTTTAGAAGAATTTTTAAAATAACGGTGTACTTTTACCGCGTTTTGTGTTATAATAGATCTATCAAGTAGAAAAAAGGAGAAATATATGAGTATAATGGATAAACTCAAGAAGAATAGTAGAATTAAGGAATCGGCAATCCTTAACAAATCTAAGCTATTCACTAATCAGGATATGGTACCTACACCAGTTCCGATGATTAACGTAGCATTGTCCGGTGATCCCGATGGTGGATTAACATCAGGCCTAACTGTACTTGCCGGACCATCGAAGCACTTCAAAACTTCGTTTGGTTTGTTAATGGCTGCAGCTTATCTTAAGAAACATGATGATGCTATTATGTTATTCTATGATTCAGAGTTCGGCTCACCACAATCATACTTTGAAAGTTTCGGTATTGACACTGGTAGAGTATTACATACACCAATCACTGACGTTGAAGAGCTAAAGTTTGATGTGGTAAATCAGTTAGAAGCTATCGAGAAAGAAGATAAAGTTATTATTGTTATTGACTCTATTGGTAACCTTGCATCTAAGAAAGAAATGGAAGATGCTAAGAATGAGAAGAGTGTTGCTGACATGTCACGTGCTAAAGCCTTGAAAGGTTTGTTTAGAATGTGTACACCATATCTTTCAATGAGAGATATTCCAATGCTTGCAATCAATCATACTTACCAAACAATGGAGATGTTCTCTAAAGCTGTTGTGTCTGGTGGAACTGGAATTTACTATAGTGCTGATAACATTTGGATCATTGGTAGACAACAAGAGAAAGAAGGTAAGGACATTAAAGGTTATAACTTTATTGTTAATGTTGAAAAGTCTCGATTCGTTAAAGAGAAGAGCAAGATTCCTATTGGTGTAACTTGGGAAGGTGGTATTGATCGATACACTGGTTTATTAGATGCTGCTATTGAAGGTGGATTTGTTGTTAAGCCTACGATGGGTTGGTATTCAAAAGTGAACACCGCAACCGGTGAAGTCTCCGAAGATAAGTTAAGAGCTAAAGCATTAGATGGCGAGTTCTGGGAACCTATCCTTAAAGATCAAGCCTTCAAAGACTTCTTAAAGAATAAGTATGAAATCGGTCATGCCACTATGATTAAAGGTGATATCTCTGAATGAATTTAGAAACATTAATATTACGTAACTTAATTCAAGATGAAAATTATACTAGAACAGTAATACCTCATATCAAGCCAAAATACTTTAATGGTCCTCATAAGATTTTATTCAATGAGATTGTTAAGTTTGTTACTGAATATAGTAAAATGCCTAACGTTGAAGCACTTAATGTTGAGCTTCAGAAGAATGGTAATATCCATCAAGATGAAATCGGTGAAGTGTTTGCTATCGCTAATGATTTGGATAAAGTGATTGAAGATACTAATGCAGAATGGTTAACGAAACAAACTGAGAAGTGGTGTCAAGATAGATCTATTTACCTTGCCATTATGGAATCTATTGATATTATTGATGGTAAGCATGACACACTTCAAAACAATGCATTGCCTGAATTATTAAGTGATGCATTAGGTGTTTCATTTGATACTAACATTGGCCATGACTATATTGATAACTCCGATGATCGCTATGAGTTTTATCATAGAGAGGAAGAACATTTACCGTTTGACTTAGAGATGTTTAACAAGATCACTAAAGGTGGACTTGTTAACAAGAGTTTGAATATTGCCCTTGCAGGCACAGGTGTAGGTAAGTCTTTGTTTATGTGTCATGTAGCTGCAGGTGCTTTAACACAGATGAAAAATGTGTTATACATATCTATGGAAATGTCCGAAGAAAGAGTTGCTGAACGTATTGATGCTAATCTGATGAATGTACCTATTGACCAGTTAGAGAACTTAAGTAAAGATATGTTCGATAAGAAGTTACATAAGATTGCTAACGTCGGTATTGGTAAGTTGATTGTTAAAGAATATCCTACAGGTGCTGCTAATGCTTCTCACTTCAGAGCCTTACTTAATGAGTTGAAGTTAAAGAAGGACTTCATACCAGATTTGATTTGTGTTGATTATCTAAACATTTGTTCTAGTAGTAGAATGAAAGCTGACGGTGCTGGTGGGTCATATCAATATGTTAAAGCCATTGCTGAAGAGCTACGTGGCTTGGCTATTGAGAATAACCTACCTATACTATCCGCGACTCAAACAACACGCGGTGGTTATGGTAATTCAGATGTAGGACTTGAAGATACTTCGGAATCATTTGGTCTACCAGCAACGGCAGATCTAATGTTTGCTTTAATCTCTACTGAAGAGTTGGAGAATCTAAATCAAATAATGGTGAAGCAATTAAAGAATAGATATAACGATCCAACAGGAGCTACAAAGAAATTTGTCGTTGGAATTGATCGAGCTAAGATGAGATTGTATGATGTCGAAGACTCTGCACAATCGTTAAATTTGGGTACTGTTCAAGCAAGTACCACTAACAACTTTGAAGGATTTACAGTATAATGAAAAGAACAAATAATATAAAAACAGTAGATAAGGTAGCAACACCAGTAACACACACCACAAGAACAAAAGCAACGTTAGTGAGTTATTCAACACCGTCAGAAGAGTTTAAAGAAGAAGGTTTGGATGATGTAAAAGACTTAGTTGCATACTGTGCTAGAGTAAGTAATCCATCCAACCAGCTTAATAAAGAGACCGCTGATAAGTTAATTGGGTACTTGATTAAACACCAACATTGGTCTCCATTAGAGATGGTAAGTGCTTGTATTGAAATTGAAACTACAAGAGATATTGCACGTCAAATCCTAAGACATAGATCATTTTCTTTCCAAGAGTTCTCTCAACGATATGCCGATCCTACTAAAGACCTATCATTTATGTTAAGAGAAGCTAGGTTACAAGATACTAAGAATAGACAGAACTCTATTGAAAATAACAATGAAGTATTAAGTGCTATGTGGAGAATCAAACAAGAGAACGTTATTAAAAATGCACTTAGCGCTTATAATTGGGCTATTGAGAATGGTATTGCTAAAGAACAAGCCAGAGCAGTATTGCCTGAAGGTAACACTATGAGTAGGATGTATATGAATGGAACTATTAGAAGTTGGATTCATTACATCGACCTACGATCTAAGAATGGAACTCAAAAAGAACATATTGAAGTTGCATTAGC